TCTGTGGATTTTGCCAATCCTTCTAGCAAATCAACAACAAGTTGTTTAACTGCCTTGGACTTTAAAAAGGCGAAAAGGATAGGCTTCAGTAGTAAGGTCATTATTCTTTAGTAGTTTTAGTGGATTTTTTTGCTTTAGCTGCTGCTTCTTTTTCAGCTTTCAGTTCTTTTGCACTTTTGTTAGCGTATGTCATGTTAATTTTAGTAGTTTTACATTCGTACTCTTGCTCTTTCCAAGGTAATTTAAAACCTTTTACAGGAGTACATTTTTCTTTAAAATACTCTTTAAGAGATGTCTCTTTATCTTTCTCGTACTTAGCTATAGGTATTACATCTTTGCACATATCTGAAACACGAGTATTAGGTTTTAACATAAACCCTTTCTTCTGCAGCTCTGCACATTTCAATACCCTAACTAACTCATAATCAAGACGCATTTTCTCTTCCTGTCTAGCTGCTATTGACAGACATCTGTTAAGACCTTCACGGTCTAAAGGCACCATAAAGTTAATTTGACCACCCCAGTTCTCTGCCATAGTGTAGCTAGAAGGTCTCATACCTTGTTCATCTATATCCCAAGGTTTCGTATGATTCCCCATATAGAATGGAGAGAATGTCATTGTAGCTCCATTACAACTTATATTAGGACCGTAATGCTGCCTAGACGGTGCTCCATTATTCTGGAATTGCACCGCCTGATTAGTTACATTACCTGTCGCAGCTGCAACTGGATTAGCTACATTATTCTCTTCAGCTCTTGCTGGAGCTACTGAGAGAAGACTGATAAGGATACCGTAGTAGAAGTAGTGTCGATTTCTCTTTCTATTTCTGTTACTGACAGTACCTGACTGGCTGCTCTTGTTACTATTTCTAGCTCGAAGGGATCTCCAGCTGTATGTAAGGAGAATATCGAATCTGAGTCGGCTATACCTCCTGATGAGGCTGATGTATGGGTTATATTTTCCCCAGTCCATTTGCTTAATGCAGACCCATAGGTTGTTGTAGTTATTTCTTCTACAATCTCTTGGGTCGTTGTCGTAGTGGAATTCATACTCCCCTGTGTAAAGTTGGGAGTTACTAATTCTGCTTTTACAGCAGTTGGTGATAGCAGTAACAGCGTTATTAACCATTTCTTCATTCTTCCTTTTTCTTAGCCATAGGACAGTTTACTGTACCTTTGTCTTTCGTATTGCCAGTAGACAGGCCAAAAGTGGCTAGTGCTCCTGTAAAGACACTGGCGACAAAGGTTATATCTGAATTACCAGCTTTCTTAATCATGGGTAATTCAACATAATTCATGGTTATTATAAAGCCAGACCAAACTACTACGCCAAGTCTAACAAATGTACCAAGAATTTGGATTTGATGTTCTTGATCCTCCGCAGCATCTTTCAGCTTTCCGAGAAATCCTTTTTTTTCTTCCGTTTTTCCTTCCATTTATTAATCTTACCTTGTAGGAATTTAGTTAGTTTCTTCTTTATTTGATCAAAGAATGGTGTTGCTAATGTGGTAGTTGCTACAGCCGCTACAGCTGCATAGGTAGCAGTTGCTACTACTTCAGCAGTAGGTAACGGCATCTGTATATCCAATACAGGTATCTGCATTTTAGGTGGGGGAGGTGGCTCTTCCGTAGTCTCCTTCTCTACCCCTTCAGGAGCCTCTAAATCACTCGGAGGTATCACCATAGGTACATATCCTGGAATCCGAGCTGTAGGAGGTTTGAACTCTATATTCATTACTGGTAACTCTTTAGGGAGTTCCAGCTTTACCGAGGGGAGTTCCATAAGCACCTCTTTTATACTCCTTTTGTACGCAATCAGCTACAGGGTCTGATTCAACTATATAATTTTTAATAAGATCAAAAGGTAAGCAAAAGTAGATTCCTTTCTTATAACCTGCATCTACTTGTCTTTTCATCCTATGTAGACCATCAACTAAGGTGTAATATAGTTTATTTTCATACTTAACTTCAATAGCTATTCCTGGATAGCGGATGTCTGCAAACATGTATTTATTACCTTTACTTATGACACCATTAGTTCTATTCCACCTTTTACTATTGAATACATCAAAGTTTAATTCTTTTAAATGGTCAGCTCTACAAAGGTTTAAGAAGTCTGGGGGGAGTTTGTACTTAACATCTAAGACTTCTATATAACCTGATGTTATAGATTTGTTATCTATAGGGCATATTACCATTTACCGACAGGACAATATGCCCACCTCATTTTGGTCTTTAAATCTAGAAAGCAACCACACTCTTCACATCTTCTAGTACGTGGTAAATAATGCTCGCAATCTAGACATATTTCCATCCTCCCCTGAGAAGTAGTCGGTTTACTCTGCAAGTTTGAGTTCTGCATCCCATTCCTCTCGTGTGAATGGCTTCATATCTTTGGCATACCGAGCTTTGATAGCCTTAATCTGGTCATCAATTGCTTTTAGTTTACTGTCGTCACCTTCTCTTGCCCAGTGAAGAGCATCTAATTGATCACCTATTTGTGGATAACTATCTTTCCTAGCTTGTTTATAATCAACTAATGTAGCTTCTAGTGGGACAGCATTTCTATTTCTATAGTCATCTAGATCTTCTTCTTTACCAACTGTTAGAGGGAATTTATCATTTGTTAATAAAGTTTTTGGACCAAAATCATGTATCAACTGGACGACATGTCCTTTTTCAGCATCATCTGGGATACTTATAGAGGCGTGTTGACCATTACCATATTCAACGGCCATCACACCGTCTTTAAATTCAGTTACTTTAAATTTCATTTGTTTAATAAGTTAAAACCAGTTCAGATTTAAAACCAATCTTCTGCCTGGACCATCTGTATGTGTGTAGTGACCGTGGATATAGGTTGAAGGGAATTGAACAAATCTATTCTGTTTACATTCCACTTCAAAATTAGGGAAAGCTTTGAAAACAGTAGGACCATCTGTATCAGAAAAATACATAATTCCAGTCTTCATGTTTCCATAACCACCTCTTGTTACTTCCTCGGATATATTTAAACCAGCTTCACTAAATTCGTCTTCTTTTGTTCGTCCATAATCTGTATGGAAACCAGTAAAACGATTTTCTGGTTCTCTAAAACAGCAATTTAGTTTTATACGCCACCAACATGGCTTATATAGCTTTGGAGCAAGCATCGTATTTACTATATCAAACTTTTTCAGTAATGGTCTATCCATATAAAGCAGAGCTACGAACATACCTTGTCCGTCACCCTCCATTGTTTGTCCTGCAAACCATTTCCAAAAAGGTGCATCATCGTGATCACACAAAGATGCTTTAAAGCTTTCGTAAATCCGTTGAGGTAAGAAATTGTCAGTGATTTGAATGTTTTTAAGATTTGCTTTCATAATAAGGTGCGTTAAGTTCTTCCAGCTACTGTGCCAGAGTTATTTAAAGTTAAGTAGCTAACATTTTGTATGTAATATCCTCTTGTTCCTCCAGAAGATCCGCCTGATCCTGAGCTACCGCCAGATCCTGAGCTACCTCCTGAACCTCCTGAACCGTTTGTATAGTTTCCGTTAGCACCTGAACTACCAGTGTTACCACCAGAGCCAGTGTTTCCGCCAGAACCAGTGCTTCCAC